AATGATTGGAAGTTCTCTCACGAACGCTTCCTTTCGACTTGCCTTCACTCCCAGCCTCCCTATGAACCGCTTGACAGCGATCTTGCCTGTGAACTCATGGTTGTCCAGTCTGCTGGAAAGCCGCGTCCGCTCACCAAGTTCACTTCTGAGTCTTTGCTGCTCAAACCCCTTCATGATTCCATCTATGATCGTCTCCGGACTCTCAAGTGGTTGTCTGTTGGGGATGTCAGCGATGACTCTCTGTCTCGCGCTGGGTTTCGACGCACGGATGGCGAGGTCCTCACTTCTGGCGACTACAAGTCTGCTACCGATGGCTTGTCCATCGAGGTCGCTGAAGTGATCCTGTCTGAAATCCTCTTGGCTTCTGAGGTACCCGAACACCTCCGCTCCTTCGCAATGCGCGCGCTTAGGCCGCTCATTTACGGGGAGGGTGTTTCCGGTGTACGTCCTAAGAGAGGACAAATGATGGGCTCCTTTCTCTCCTTCCCTCTTCTTTGCCTGCAGAACCGTTTTGCCTTTCTTTGGGCTTTTCGGTGGCTGCCTGATAAGGGTAGGAGTCTTCCTTGCTTGATCAACGGTGACGACATTTTGTTTCAGTCTGGCCCTAGGGCTTCTGAGACTTGGATGTCCACCGTTGGTGATCTTGGCCTGGAAGTGGAGCGGACTAAGACGTCCGTGGATGCGGAAGTGGGCACTTTCAACTCTACACTCCTACGCTATGTTGGTGGCGACCTTCGGGTCGTCCAGACATTGCGCTGGGGTCGGTTGAAGCCTCAGGAACTTCCGCATTCGTTGGCGACCAACTTTTTCTCCTGGCTTTCTGGCTCGACACCTGCTAATAGGTTCAGAGCCGGGGTGGTTTACTTCAAGCGTTATGTCTCGCTCCTTAGGTCAACTCGTTTGACCCTTGTGGAGCTCGGCTTTCACGGTAAGCTCGCCTATCGCCTTGCTAGGATGTTTAAGTTGGCGTCTGTTGGAGGCTCTTCCGTCCTCCCTTTTGTGACCGTTGGTCACAACGCTGTTCCGGCCGCGTTGTGCACTGTGTGTCCTGAGGACGAGGTGGAGAGTTCCCTCATTGAGATGAACGATCGTGAGACTGCCGCTTGGAAGTTCTCGTTTCGTTACAGTCAGTGGTTCGAGCGTGCTCGGATCCTAGACTGTCTTCGTCTCAGCTCAGTGAGGGCTGAACCCCTTCCTCGGTTCTCGACTGTCGAGTACGATCGTTGTCCGGGACTTCGGTGGAGACTTACGCCTCCATCTTGGTCCTCGGTTCTTCGAGCGTTTCTCCAGCCGCCGAGGAAGACCGTGAAGGTGCGCTTGATTTTCGACTCGTTACTCGTGACGAGGGATCATTGCGCGCCACCGCCGTACTCTGCAAGAGCCGGCCCGGAACTGTGGTCGCCCCCTTCGGGGGTCTTAGAAAAGAAAGAATGACGTTGCCATGGATGTGGAGGTTGGCGACCGGAGGGGACGGTATACCCGTCGTGGTTTAGTACTGATTATGACACTCAGTGATGTTGTGCGGATTCTCTCTCCAGCCTCGTGCCTGTTGCCCTCGACAGCGAGGCGAGCTCGAGGTAGTAGCAACGGATTCGTTCTGTAGCTGCAAGGGGTCGAAAGACCTCGGCCGGAATTACCTTGTCCGGTGCGGAGCACCCTTCGGGGGTTACCAAGTATGGCGTTCCCTTCGGGGTCCGAGCTCAGCTAGGCCTACGGGCCGAGACAGCCAAAAGCGAAGAGAGAGTTGAAACATAGGAGATCTGATGTTGTCTAGGGAAGGACACGACGGTGAACGAAACTAACCGGAAAACAGTTTCTTCGTGAAGTTGGGTAGAACCAGGCGCCAAAGCGGCTGGGGAGCTATCCCACTCCACGTTCTAAAGGAACGTTGTTCGACTCAGGACGTAGGCTTATCCCGCCGAACCTGACATATGAGAGGACC